CAAGACGTAGACATATCAAATGTTCCAGAGAATTATATTATTAAAGAAATACAGATGGGTTATCAAAGTATTGGTTGCGGTAACACAGGCAGTCAATGGTGTACAGCTGGAGCAGACGATACTATTACTAGTACCATAACTTTATCATCAACAGATACCACAGAAATAATTAGTAATGTTGCTGCTGTACCTTATGAAGATGGGTGGAATGATTATTCTTTTACTGAAAAAGTTGTTGCTACCTTTAATACCAATGACCTAGATGTCAACCTAAATATTGCAGGAGATGACACAGGCAACAGTAGCAACTGGTATGGACCTATTGTTGATAACATTAGTTTTACTTTTACTATTGAAGAATACATTGCACCTGTAATTATAGAACCTATTGTAGTAGAACCTATTGTAGTAGTAGAGCCTGAGATTATAGAGCCTATTGTAGTTATTGAAGAAACTGTCATTGAAGGCTTGTCGTTAGAAACAGAAGTTATTAATGATATTATCTTAGATCCTGTAGCTATGGACATACCTGAAATACCACAAATATCAATGGATATTGAATTACCAGAAATATCAATGAACATTGAGTTGCCTGTAGATATGCCAGAGATAGAAGTTGTAGAAGAAATACAAGAAATACCAGTTAACGATGCTATTGAAGAAATCGTTGAAGTTGACGTTGATGTTGAATCTGAAATAGATGAACAACCTGAAGAATTGAAAGAACCTAATGTTGAACAAGACCTTGCTGATGCAAAGGAGAAAATAGATGAGCCAGACAATAACCAAAAAGAAAATACTAGCAAAAAGAAAAAAGACAGCAACACCAAAAAAACCACCACAGAAAAGAGTGAAGAAAAACCACAATCCAAAACCGTTGCCAAAGTCAACAAACCTGTGGCTGACAGTAAAGAACCTAGTATTAGTGCTGATCCCTTGGGGGAAATAAGCATTGCTAGTATGGTCTATTTGCAAATGATACCTGAAACTATTACAATTCAGGAAACAGTGTCGCTGACACAGGAGATGATATATGAGCAAGACATTGGTGCTTTCACCAGCAGTGCTACTTACGATAGTCTTATCAGTAGTTCCAACAGCAGGTGGCTTCGTATGGTGGATGTCAGACCTAAGCACACGTTTAGTAGCTATGGAAGATAAAGTAGCTGGTAGTGATACAGGTACATTAAACGACAGACTTACCACTGTAGAAGAACGACTACAGTTCAATAGCGATAATATTGATGATGTCTGGGAAAGTATAGAAAAACTTGATGTCGAAGCAAAAGACATGGAAGATAAATTAGCTGGTTGGATGGAAAGAGAGATTGGCAAAGTATACGATATTATTAATGACAACCCATTAGGTAAATAACATGGCTTCTAAAACAGAACAATGTTTAATTAGAATGGAAGAAAAGCTAGACCACATTCACAAAGACGTAGAGCAAAATTCAAAAGACATCGAAGAATTAAAGAAAGAAGTAAACATTGGTAAAGGTAGTGTAAAGACTTTAGTTTGGATTGGTAGTATTGCTGGAGTAATTTTAGGACTACTCAAGTATGGAGGAAACCCATGATTGGTATGATTGTTGGTGGTCTTACAAAAGCAGTTGGTGGTTACTTTGAAAATAAAAGCAAGGAATCACAAGCTAAATCAAATCTTAAAAAAGCTGAAATTGAAGCCAAGACTTCTGTTGCCAAAGCTGTTGCAGAAGGAAAACTTGAAGCAGATAAGTTAGATGCACAATGGGAAAACAAAGCTGTTGACCAACTTTCTGGAAGTCTGAAAGATGAGTTTATAACGCTGGTAGTTCTAACGCCCTGTTGCCTTATTTTCATTCCGAGTTTACAGCCATATATAAGATTAGGTTTTGATATCTTAGGCACACTTCCAGATTGGTATATCAATTTAATTTATATTACAGTGTGCGCAGGATTAGGTCTAAAAGGCGTTGGTGGCATATCTAAGTTTATGAAGAAAAAATAATGTACAAACTATCTAAAAAATCACAAGCAAAACTTGAAGGTGTGCATCCATACATGCAAGAGTTGGTAAGATCTGCCATTGGTTTATCTACTATAGACTTTGGAATCAGTGAAGGGATGCGAACCAAAGAAAGACAACAGTTGTTGTTTGACCAAGGCAAGTCATTAACACTGAACTCAAAGCATCTGAAAGGATTAGCCGTAGATGTGTATGCATGGGTAGATGGTGGAGTAAGCTGGGACTTTAAACACTATGAAGAAATTAATCTTGCATTTGCAAGAGCTGCTGCATTAACTAACACAAGTTATATATGGGGTGGTACTTGGATCAAGCTAAAAGACGGACCACACTTTGAACTAACGGAGGTATAACATGTTATATCAAATGCTTAGAGAAAAATTTAAATGGGCAGTAAAGAAACACAACCAATACTGTCGTATTATTAATCTTGTATTATTAGTATTAATAATTATTATATTATTATGAGAGATTATAAAAGAGAATACGCACTGTATCACAGTAAACCTAAACAGGTTAAAAGACGTACTGCTCGTAACAAAGCTAATCGTATGATGGGTGATGTTCCAGGGAAAGACGTAGCTCACAAAGATAACAACCCAATGAACAACAGTCCTAGCAATCTCGTACATCAAAGTAAAGCTAAGAATCGTGCTGAACCTCGTAAACGAAAAGGTGATCCGAGTAGACGAGCTTACGCAAGGATAATGGCAAGGAAGAAAAAATGACCTTAAAGAAACATCAGAATCCAAAGGGTGGTTTGAACGCAGCAGGTCGTAAACATTTTAAACGAACTGAAGGCGCAAATTTAAAAGCTCCAGTCAAGAAAGGTAAGAATCCAAGACGTGTATCATTTGCAGCAAGGTTTGCTGGTATGAAAGGACCGATGAAAGATGATAAGGGCAGACCAACACGTAAAGCATTGGCACTTAAAGCATGGGGTTTTGGTTCCGTTGCTGCTGCCAGCAGTTTTGCAAGGAATAACAAAAAAACTTAGCGTCTTACAGGCTTATATGCAGGCGTAAAAGAGGGTAGGAATGGTATGACAAGGGAGAATTGTTAAATGCCACCAGAATCCAAACAGAAACGTCTGGTAATGATTACGGATGATTACCTACAGAATTGGAACCCAGATACGCTAGGAAAGAAGTCTATCTACATTCGTGATACAAAAGTCAACTGTTTGTTGTGTTGTTTCTCACGTAAAGGCATGCACTCATGGGCATACGATTATGCAAAAGGTAAAGTACATAAAAGTAAAGTGTTTGGTTATTATCCAGGCATGACGATTAAGCAAGCAAGGGGAAAAGCATTGGCAATACAAACAGAAGTTATAGATCAAGACAAAGATTACGATGAAGTGTTTGAAATACATCGCCATCCATCTTACATATATTTTTTAGAAAATAAATCAGGACAGATAAAAATTGGTAAGTCTACTAATTGGATGGCACGCATCAAAGAACTAACGGTATCAACCGAAGGTGTTAGGTTGATTGGGATTAGATTAGAATCCAAAGTGTTCAATGAAAATACTTGTCATCAACTCTACCGTAAATACAGACAGCAGTCGAACGAGTGGTTTAATGATAAGTCTAATGAAATAAAAAAACTCATAACTGCTGCTGTTGTTTACGGTGAGAAGGATCACATACTATCATCAATCATGGCAGAACAACACAAAAATATCTATGCGACCACAATCAGCAAAAGCAAAGGGTAGAAAGTTACAGCAATGGGTACGAGATAAACTCATTGAATTACTTGACGTACATCCAGAAGATATAGAGTCTAGGAGTATGGGAGCAGGTGGTGAGGATCTCATTATGGCTCGTGCTGCCAGACAGAAATTTCCTTACTCTATTGAGTGTAAGAACGTAGAAAAATTAAATGTTTGGGAAGCCTACGAACAAGCCAAGGCTAACTGTGGTGACTACGAACCTCTTGTCGTAATGAAGAAGAATAACAAGAAGCCCTTAGTCGTAATCGATGCAGAATTTTTTATTAAGAATTGTCAGAAGATTCTTTAGGTAAATAAACTTCTACAAAACAATCGCAACTAGGACAGCTTAAGTTAGTTACCATAATAAAATGCTCGTTTTCTTCTTCGATATCGTGGTCGCCACCCCAAATTAATTCTGTATTACAATGCCAACAATTCATATTAATACTCCAAAAGATTTTTAATTGTAACCGTCTTAGCTCTAATACTTCTAGCTTCTTTAGCAGCTACAAACTTCTCAGGTTGTGGCTTGTAGTTACGTACCTTACGTTCTAATTGAATTAAACCTTGCTTAGTATTGACTTGTCCAATCTCATTGTCAGCCAACGCTTCAATCATTTGCATCTGTAACTTTTCCATTTCTGTTTCAGCTACTAATTTATCTTGCTTAAAAATATTATATTGATTCACAATATCTTCCATCTTGTTATCCAATGTTACTGGCTCATTGTAATTAACACGATTGTATTTCGCTGCCATCGTTTCAATGTCAACAGGATTGTATAATGTTCCGTCATCAAGATGCTGATAAAATACATGTGCTTTTTTAATAATTTCAGTTTGTATAAATTCACTGGTAGGCATCACATAACAACGGTGATCATTACCGTTAAATAAAATAGACACACATAAATAATCTGCATCTGCAATCCAGGCTTGACATTCAGCTTGTAAATAGCCACGACCGTAGGGTTCTAACCTTAATTCATTGACTGAATCGTATGGTCGACCTTGCATGTTCTTGTATTCAACGACCATCTTACCCACCACATTTTCTATTATGTCATCTTGTGGGGTATATACTTTGCCTTCAATCGGTACAACCATAGTAGCTTTTTTAATATAAGCGATAGCATCTAAACTTGCATACAAATCATACGGTTTGTTGTTTGAATCTAAGCCTAGTTCTTTGCTCATTACTTCGGTTATAGGGTAAGTAATATCTATGTCTAATGCTTCTTTGGTTAGCTCGTTGATGGTGCCTTCCAGTATGTTACCCATTGCCATACGTTCTTCCATTTTCTCACTAAACTCTGGTCGTTGATAAGTCCCTGCTCTTACATCTCTTATCTGTTGCAACACAGTGTGTGGCGTTCCAAATAAATAAGGCATTTGTGATGCACTCAACATGTCATCAGGTGATAACTTGCCAAAACCTTTGTCGTTAATTTTTTTCATAATTTTTCCTTAAAATTGGTTGGTGTTTTCTTCTTGTTGTTTTGGTAACCATAAATATTGTTTACCTTTAGCTGATCCTGCAAACAATACTTTGTTGTCTGCCATTAATTTTTCTAATACTTTACTAAAGTTTTTAGCTTTGGTGCTGCCTAACCCATCAAACAATTCCAATGCTTGTTCTCGTAAATCGCTACGTGTGATGGTTAGTTGTCCTTTAGGTACATCAGCATGACTACTACTATTACCATTCAATAACATCTTAACCATTAAATCTAACAGCTCTTGGTGCTTGGTCATGCGATTAGGATTGTCATCAATGGTAGCTACTAATGATTGCCCACCTAAAAAATCTATCTTCTGCATTTCAAACTGCATCTGTTCAAACGGCTCACAATCTTTCATCTTGTCTGACGTTAGTGTGCAATACATATCGTCTTTTGCTACCTGTATAGATGTATCCATCGCAGCATATATAGCAGATGATCCACGATACTGACTGCCACTTTTACCACTGTGATGTACAATCAAACACGTTGCACCTGTGGCTTCACGAAACTTATCTAAGTTATTAATAATCTTAGACATTTCAGTTGCGCTGTTTTCTTCACTGCCACCACTGCACCTAGCTAACGTGTCAACCACTATTAATTTAGGTTGCAATCGATACATGCCTACATCCATTAGCAAATCATCCATCGTTCTTTCTTCATTGATATCCAATGCCATTGGTATCAAGTAAAAGTTATCAATCTTCTTTTGGTAATGCTCATGCCATGCAGTAGTTCTGTTTTTAAAACCACTAGATCCTTCTGCTGCTACGTACAACACTGCACCTGGACTGACACTGTTACCATGAAAGTCTTTACCTGTTGCAATACACAAAGCAAAGTCCAGTGCTATAAAGGATTTGTAGCTGCCACTGTGTCCCCATATCATTGCTAAACTGTTTTCTTGTAAAAAACCATTCACTAAAAACTTAGGTGGTTGCATGGTCATAATATCATCATAGGTCATAAAACGATAATTAGGTTCTATGTCCATTTCCTCAAAATTTTCTGGACATTTTTTGACTAATTGCTTTAATGTTTCTATGGTGTGTCCTGCATCCAACCAATCGGTAATGTCATTGCAATTTTCACCTTGTCCTTCTAGCCAACAGTGCTTGACTACTTTAGCTATGGGTTTTAGTTTACCGTACAATTCACGTACTCGTTTCATCCCTGCCTTGTCGTAATCTCCTATAATAAACACACGCTTGTCTTTAAAGTAAGGCATACATTCATCAGGCATATCACTGGCACCACCGAATGTTGTGCCAATCATGCCACGCATACGTAAAGTGTCAGCATCTTTTTCACCTTCGCATAAAAAGATAAACTTGTTCCCTGCTTTGACCACTTCATGCAAGGCGTAAGGCACACGTTCTACCCCACTCAACGTGTAACCTTTGTCTGATTTCCAACGAAAATCTTTGGGTTCCATACGTAACTTCTGATACAACACCCTGCCTTTCTCGTCAGTGTAATCGTACTGTGCCAAGAGTACAGACTGGGCAGAGGGGGTACTAACGTTTTGGGGGTTCTGCTCCAGTCCATACCGTTCTTGCAATACCTTGATGGGTTTTTCATCAGGGTAATAATGTCGTAACAAATCAATACATCCACCACCAATACCATTCTCGTGATCGTAAAACGTACCACTGTTGGTGTTGATAACCTTAGATCCTTTGGCACCGAACCTTATCATGTCATTGCTTTGACTAGTTGGTTCACCAAATATATCTTGGGCTACTGGTAAGATGTAGTCCTTCCAATTAATATCATTAGAACTCATCGTCATCTATACCTAATGAAGCATCTAGTTTTGCCATCTCAGCATCCACTTCTTCCTTAGTGTAAGGTATTGCTTTCTTTTTTTTGCTATCCTTACCCAATCTGTCATCCATGTGTGGTGATACATCTATATTATCATCATCAAACTGGTTTTCGTTAGGCTTTCCAGGCATAGATAAATCTACTGTTTCAGTGACATTAATTTCAGTCAATCCTTCAGGTCTATCTACGTATTTAATCACTTCAAGATTAGGTACAAACCATTCACCTGCACTACCGTTTTCTTTGATAGCTACGACTGGTATCTGTTTGTCATCAGGTCTACCTTCTAAGTAAGTATTAAAAAATTTTTGTATTGATTGTCCTACCATACCACTGTTGGAACCAAACTCACACAGACCAATGTCTTTAGCATACAGTCTAATGCAAAATGTTTTCTTAAATTCCTCACCAGGCTTAACAGGAAATGGCTTGTCGTACTTAACCATCTGTGATTGTGGTGCTTGCCCTTTTAAGATTAGATTCCAACCTTTTTGAAACACCTCTAAGTCCATAGCAACCTTACTTGGCATATCAATTACATTGGTTTCACCATCACGTCTTAACTTCCACTGACCAGTGTTAGCATTAAACGTAAGTATGTTTGGGAATTGACTCCCACCTTCCATTCCAAAATCATTCAGCATTTTCTTCACCCTCTTTAGTTTTGTTTGCTTCAAAGCTATCTAATATAGCTTGAAGTTTATTAATATACAATTCAGTATGCACAATATCTTGAATAATTTTATCCAAGTTATCAGACATAGATGAACCATCCCTTATTTCACATAGTTGTAAACTTAAATTAAGTTCAGCTAACTTAGCTCTATGTTTAGCTAATAATACTTTAAATACTTCAATCATAATTTTTCCCTTTCTAGTTGTATGGCATCCACATAGTCTTGCATTAAAAAGATTAGCTGTTGGCGCTGACTGATCCTTCTAAAATCACACGCTTCTTTAAAATCTTCTCGCACTGCTTTGGGAACCACAATGTTAAGCTGTACGTTGTCTACGTACTCCTCGTCTTTTTGCAGTTTCATACTTGCTCCTGTCGCAAAATAGTTTTAATGTACCCTCTGTTTTCGTACACATCTAATGGGTGTATTTCTAACCTAGTCACTCCACTTTCTTCCTTGTGTGTCATAAAAGGGCGCTTGTTCGCAATCTTCCTGCTGGTGTAACCTTTATAAAAAGCATTGGATAATTGCTTCTTGACCTCATAAGTCAAGCCTAAATAAAAATAGATAAATTCATCCTCGCTACAGTTAAATAAATCAATTTCTAAATTCAATTCTTGGTTAATTTTTTGTATCAAAACGGCATATCCTCGTCATCAAACTCCTGCACTGTTGCTTGAAAGTTTTTCTTCATTTCGTACTGCATCTCATTACTACTGATTAACGTACACAGCTCTTGCATGGTGTAAATCAATACCGACTTACCCTGATGCTCTTGTTCCATCAGTGTCTTGGTATTTCTATCTGGTACCACCATGATTTCATCGCCGTTGTCTTTAGTAATGGAAAAGAAATCAATGTCAATACGTTCCAGTCCTGATTCCAATGCTTTGACAATCACAATGTCGTACCCCTTGTATAAAGCCTTCAAACTTGTTATTAACGCATCCCTTTTCGGTACGTGTTTCGGTCTAATTAAAAATTCTGCTAAGTTACGACACGTTATATCCTCTTGTTTCTTAATTTTGGTGTACAAATTTACCTCTAACACCGACAACACCCTTGCTCTACCGTACTTAAGTAGCTCCATGTACTTATCTTCAGTCCTGGATAGCTGTTGCAAGACTTCCTTACCCATGTTGGTGCGTTCCAATGCAGCTCGGTCTATTTCTGATATGTATAAACTCATAGTTCCCCCATAATTTCATGTAGTTTTGGTGATCGTTTGTGTTGCTGGATAAATGCTCGTGCTTTGGGGAATACTTGCTCGAATGTAATCTTGATGTTGTTCCCCCTCATGTATTTTTCGTACTCTTGGTAACTGTATTGTACTGATTGCCCTAGTGCTGATGATACTGCACCATTCAGCACCGATAAATACTGCATATCCACAGGTTCGTGTTTAATGCTGACCTCTTGCTCTGCTTGTTCGATATGTTCTTTTAAATGTTGTCTATCCATCTTGTTAAAAGATACCACTGGTAGTTCTTCGTGGTTGGGTACTTCATCTCTGCCTTCCCCCAAGTACAGCACTTGTCGTCTGCCTGTTTTCCATTTAGATAGCTGCCCTTTCTGAAATTTTTTCTCTAGATCTCGCATCAAACCTAACTTCTTTAACTTGTCCATGTTGTTAGCAACGGTGTTCTTGTCTTGCCCTGATCTTGCGCCAATGGATTCACACGTTGCAAACAGTAGCCCTTGTCGGTTGCTGAACGTACACATAGAGATAAAGGTCAACAGTTCCCCCTTACTAATTTTCTTGCCCAATTTACACACCCTGATAGGTAAGATACTGTAGACTGCGCCCTTATAATCTCCTTCGTTCACGTTCCCCCCACTCTGCGCCTGATAATATGTTGCTGATCTCTTTGTAGGCTTGTTCGTACAGTTCCCCCCTACTTGGATCGTCTAATTTTGCCTGCTCAAATAGGGTGTAGATTATATTTTGTAGTGATTTAATTGGCATCGTTCCCCCTAAATGAAATGTTAAAAAAACTTCCTGTTGGGCAATCGTGGTGTGAGCATATCGCCTGATATGTATTTCTACCCCTTGCCCTCTTAATATGAAAACTAAAATTTGTGTTTTCAGGTACTAACTCCCAAAGCATATCTTTTGAGTCTTTTAAAATAAATTCTTTTGTACCCTCTGATCCTCGCCAATCTAAATTACGCCCTTTAATATATGCTTTTTTGCCCAAATATTTATCAAAATATTTTAGATCATATACAAAATCTTCCCATGCCCAATCACTTTCGTCTTGGCTTTCAAAATATGTGTTATAAAATATTTTCATCGTTCCCCCTTATTTATAAATTCTTCTCGCTCTTGTGCTGTTGTAAATACATAATAATCATCACTAAAACCCTCGTCTGAATTTATACATTCGCATAAATTTCTAACACCACAAATAAACTCTCTTTTTTCTTTCGTGTTGTATCCATATACTATTGGCTCATTCACCTCCTTTAGTTCATCTTCTAATTCATCTTTTAAAGATTCTTTATTGTACCCCTTATAACTATCTCTCATGTAACACTCTAAAACACGATACAATTCATCTATCGGTGTATCTTCTTTAAAAAGACTTATTTTGTGTCCAATTAATCGGTCTAATATTTGCTCTCTAGTCATTATTCCCCCTTTTAGATAACGATATACTTTTAATATCATGTTTAGTTATATCATGCTTATCTATCATTTTATACATGGCTTCGTAATCATTATCAGCAGAATAATAAGCTATATGCAATCCGTAATCTGGAATTTCTGCCACTATCTTATATACATTTTTTACTCTATTCATTCTTCCCCCTCTTCCCATTTCCATGCGTTATGGCTAAATTCAATAAGGTTATCTAAGACTTCTTCTTTGGTAAATTCACGTGGCAACCCTGTATCTTCAGGTACACATATCGCACCATGTCCACATGCAATCTCAAATACTTCTTTTATAAAATCTTTATCTGTCACTATTCCCCCCCTATAAGTCTAATTTCACCATGTAATTCGTAACCACTACTCCCCTTGTCGCTAACTTCAATATCATAGATCCAAGAATTTATAATATCACTTCCATTTTCTTCTATTACTCTTACAGAATAATCTTGTCTTTCTTTACCTAAATTTTGTAAATGTTTTATTAAATTTTCTACAGTCATTTTATGCTCCCCTATTTTACCTGTTAGTTGATACCATTCATCATTATCCATGATTCACCTCTCTCTAGTTTTTCAATACAATCCCAACAGTAAAATCCCTCGTAATGTTCATCGTGTATGCAAGGATATGGCTTACCTTCAATTTCTTCTGTAATTTCTGTTGCATACAAGAATGGTTTTTCACACTCCTCGCAAATTCTTCTGTCATCAAATACTGGTTTATTTGCATAACTCATCACTTACCCCCTCTATATGAAAATAGTTTATTTATATATTTATAACCTTGCTCTAATTCTTCTTCAGTAATGCCTAATTCATTGACCATATCATCTACCATTTCTAGCCAATACGCTTCTCCGTCATTTGATTTGTCGTATGCTTCCATATCATTATCTTCTTTAACTGCATAACGGTTGTTGTAATCTTCCTCATAACGCCCACTATCTTCATCTTGACAGTAAAAATGCAAACAACCACAAACATAATGACAACTTGTAAAAATTTGTTCTACAACATAATCCATTCTTTCTTTATTCATTGTTCCCCCCTCTCATATAAATAAGCATAATCAAATAAAATATCTACATAATGATTTTCTTTGCCAAAATGTTTATACACTTCATAATGATTAATTCCTTCTGCGATACAATGTTCTCTATCTACCTCACCCCAATCTTCTGAATCATCGTGTCTAGTAAATAGACAATTATCTTCCATTTTGTATTCGCAATCGTGTGGCTCGTATTTAAATATTGTTTCTTTACTCATCGCTCCCCCTTATTTATTGATTAAAAGTACAACCCCCATAGCGATTACAGCTACAGGGATCAAGATTAGTATTGCTAGTTTTATGAATAATATTGGGTGCATTGTTACACCTCAATTGCATTTGTCTATATCAAATAAACCGTATGGATCACCATATTTAAAAATCATAGCTATTTGTTTTTCTGTATTGCCTTTATATATCCAACACAAAAAATTAAACATCAATTTATTATATAATGGAAATTTGTATTTATTATTCATTTAGAGTACCCCTCTGTTTAATTTATGTTACCCCTATATATTACTAGAATTAATAATAAAATGTCAATAGAAATATCTATATTATTATTAAATTATTATTTCAGCTTAGCATCATAAGCATTTACTTATATGCCATGCTGTATTTAACATCGCATCAACATAGCAACATCGCATACCCCCTTATACGAATAGGCTTATAAATGGCATTTGCATAGAATGATAGCAAATTCGTACCCAAACAACAACGCATGTGTATATTCGCTGTTAAGCGAATACATGCTATGTTGTACCATGCTATGTTATAAGATGTGTTGAACCAATTAAAAAACCGTTCCCCCCATGTGTACTATCATCAAAACCAAAATCATAAAAATATATAATTTATTAAAATATTAGAATATAAGCACATCAAATATATAAGATAAAAAAAAGCCCTCATTTCTAAGGGCTTAAGATGTGGCATAGGTGCCACTTAGGATATAGCCTTATGGCTATCAATGAATCTAAAATGACATGATAACAAATATTATAAATATTATCATAGCAAATAATATAAAAGATCCTATTATTTCTAATACGGTCATATATTCTTCATTTTGGTTATGTACATCTTTCATAATTTATCCCCTGTTAAAAATTTCTAAATATATATACACCATGATTGTTAGATTCGACAACATAATAATCATACTGCAAATTTCTTGCGTATTGTTCATAATCAAAATAATACTGTAGGTGATCTGGAATCATGTGGAATTCATCGCAATCCATTAAAAATTGCTCTGCATATTCTTGAAAAGAATCATATTCGCCCATATAAGAATCATCAATAGAATCTAATGAATCAATATCATTATTATATTGGAGATAAGCATTAATTAATTCATAATCATATTGTTCTATAGCATTTTGTACTTTACAGATATTTTCAATACTTGGATATTCTCCTAAATCAGGAAAATTATCATAAGCATGTATTGCCCATTCTTCTGCAAAGGGTTGTTTTGATGTTTTTAGAATTGCATTAATCTGTTTTTGCAGTTCTTCTTCATCATTTGAAGGTACAATCCAAGCACCATGTAAAATGCCACTATTATATGACGCTAAACAAGCAATATATATTTGTGGTTGTATATCTTTATTTTCTCTTGTATTTGTATTTATCATAATTAAACCCCTTTATTAATTAAATTATTTGTAAATCTATTCAAGAACTTTGGATCTCTACCCTCTAATAGTTTTGAGCATACAATTAACATTTTATTTAAACTTACAGTTTTGCTGCTAACAAATGACCATTGTAAACTAATGTCATAGTGATTAATTATATAATGCCTAGCTTCATAATCATTAGCAGCTTCGAATACTCTAATATCTTCATCAATATCATTATATCCATTTGTATCAACACCAATTGCTATATAATCATACATTTTATAAACCCCCTTTAATTGTATTCGTAATGTTTAATATCTTTTATTGATTCCAGCGCTAATATGTTACATAAGTTCTCTATGTCTATATCAGTAATAATTTCTATAATATCTAAATGAATATATAACCAATTATGTAACATATATAGAATATGTTTATTCTTAATATTAATATATCCTTGACATTTAAATATTGTTTTATCTTTTAATATTCTTCTCATTATTTAACCCTCTTATTAATTAATACTATCATTGTAATCATCATCAGATCCATACACATCATAAAGTCCATTAGGATATTTTAATATCCATTCTTCTGAACATTTATTACAGATAAGCGTCGAGCCATCTATATCAGTAGTGCCACATTTTACTTGAATAATCTTAGTGTCGTATTCATTAGACAAGTATTGGTCTGCTTTACCTCTACAGTTTGGTTTTCTTTTAATTGGATTTCTAATTGGATTCATTACTTGACCCTCTTATTGTATTTGGCATAATTGCCTGTTCTATTTTCTAAATCCTTCATGTCTTGATACTGCATAATCATCAGTAGTACAATAGATGTAAAGATTAAACCAAGTGCGAATCCTACTATAAATATCATCATCATTGTTTTACCCTCTTATTAATTAACTTACACCTATATGATACTAGATATAACTAATATTGCAATATATATGTTTGATCTATTACTTATAATGGGATTACTAAGGGTAAAAAAATAACCCCCTAATATATGATTACAAACAACACCAATGCGCAAATAAAACAGTCATATATATAGAAATAATAGACATATCTATATTAGCAATCGCTTATACTATCATATATGTAATAAAATCAATGACTTACAAATTATTATTAATTCGCATAATCGTTATTATGTTAAATAATACAGCACATACTATCATTTTTCTGTAATCGACCATACGCCCCCCACGCCTACCCCCTTACGTATATCCCTTTGACACAAAATTTTTGTGATTTTTGGTTAAAACAGTTATATACTCAGCTTATGGCTAAATCATTATCACTAAAAGAAGCTAAGGCAATACTTAAATCCCCTAACGAAGCCAAGCGAGGAGCTGTTGAACAAGAGTTAGCAGCCATTGGTGCATCAGAATTAACCGATATTCTTAGTTGGGATAGCAACGGACACACTACAATGCTTGCATCTGACACATTAACAGAAAGAGCAAGGCGCAGTATTAAGAAAATAAAGGTAACACCAACGCAATACGGCAACCAGTTAGAGGTTGAGATGTACGATAAGATAGCAGCGCTTCGTTTATTAGCAAAACATTACGGTATGTTGAATGTCGATACATCACAAAACCGACCATCGGTACTAGGTATCAACATAAAAGGTCCAGAAACAGTGTATGACGTGAGAGAAAAACAAGATGATGATGAAGAAACCGAGCAAAAAGACTAAAGTAACATTGGTAATTTGGTACGATGCTGTAGCAGAAAATGGCTGGATTACAGGAGAGGAAGCCAAAACTAATTGCAAGCTAGACAAATGTGTGTCGATAGGTCACTTGGTAGATCGCAATGAGGAGAGAATATTATTAGCTTGTACTAAATCAGAAAACGAATATAATGCTCTTATAAACATTCCTAATACATGGATTGATACCATTAAGGAATATAATTTATAAGGTTAATACAATATGGCGAGAGTATCAGGTAGCAAAGATATATCCAAGCGCAGAACCAATAAGCATCAGCAGTCTGATGTTACCGCACTAAACTTAGATTTCAGCAAAAGTCCTACCGTATGGAAGTTTTTAAATGACGGTTCTTTTGTACGTGGACTGATGGGACCTGTAGGTTCTGGAAAATCTTATGCGTGTGCATCTGAAATAATGTTACGTGCATTACAACAACCAGTCTCACCACTGGACAATACTCGCCACAGTCGCTTTGTAATTGTACGTAACTCTTATCCTGAACTTAGAACCACTACGATCAAGACGTGGCTTGAGATATTCAGTGAAGCAACCTGGGGACAGATGCGTTGGAGTCCTCCACTAACACACCACATACAGTTACCTCCAAAAGGGAAGCTGGCAGGTCTTGACATGGAAGTCATTTTTTTAGCATTAGATACACCCAAAGATGTCCGTAAGTTATTGTCACTCGAACTGACAGGTGCTTGGGTAAACGAAGCCAGAGAACTACCGAAAGCGGTAATTGATGGTTTGACACATAGGGTAGGTCGATATCCAACCAAAGCACATGGTGGTTGTAACCATCGATTTATTATTATGGACACCAACCCACCTGATGACGACCATTGGTGGCACAGGTTGGCTGAGAAAGAAAAGATGAAGGGTAAGTATGCTTGGAAGTTTTACAAGCAACCAGGAGGTGTCAAAGAAGTTGATGCCAATTATGAAGATGCTATTTACGCAGGTAGCAAATATTGGGCAATCAATGATAAAGCAGAAAACATTGATAACCTAACGGAAGGTTACTACGAACAAATGTTAGGTGGTAAGAACTTAGATTGGATTCGTTGTTATGCAGGTGGTGAATATGTGTTTGTGCAAGAAGGGCGTGCCGTATGGCAAGAATATACCGATTCGCTAATGAGTGAAGAAATAGAATATCTACCAGAATACCCATTACAAATAGGACTTGACTTTGGACTAACGCCAGCTGCAGTGTTTGGGCAGCGTTTAGACAATGGGCGTTGGCACATACTGCATGAATTGGTGACGTTTGACATGGGGTTAGAACGATTTACCACCCAATTAAAGGTTGAAATCAATAAATTATTTCCCAATGCTAAAGATATTAAGATATGGGGTGATCCAGCTGGGAGTAAAAGGGATGAAATATTTGAGGTTACAGCGTTTGACCATCTCAGAACGCAAGGCATGAACGCCAGACCAACGGTGAGCAACGATTTTAAGGTACGTAGGGAAGCAGGTACGATGCCAATGAACCGATTGATTGCAGGTAAAGCTGGGTTGATTGTGGATAAAAAGTGTTCAATGTTAAGAAAAGCACTGGCTGGTGGGTATTATTTTAAACGAGAAGCAGTTGGCGCAGGGTATGAACGATTTAAAGATGTACCGTTTAAAAACAATTTCTCCCACATCGGAGATGCGTTTGGGTATTTGATGCTTGGAGGAGGAGAGCATCGAATCCTCACTCGTAAAAATGCACAAGGTGGTGGGCAACAACAAACGACAGCGAGAATGGATTTTAATGTATTCTGAAACTAAAGAGATGCGAGGTAAAAGAGGGGTGTCAAAAACCTCGCAAAACCCTATAGGATTAGTAGAATTTTACAATAGTTTAAATAAGAATGAAAGAATACTTTATCGTGAGTACCAAAACGATGATGCGTATTATTTAGATCGCAGAATAGCTGACACGATGTATCACGTTACTTACGATGAAACAGTAGCCAACATTGAAGCATTACAAATGATGGGTCCAGCAATTACAGTTTTGTACGATAATCAAATAGCATCTTGTTTTGGATTTGCTACCGTATTTCCATCTGTTGCAGAAGCATGGTGTTTAGGTAGTAAAATATTTAATAAACACCCTGTAGCAACAACCAGGTCTGCTAAGTTTGTATTAAATTATGGTGCAAAATACATGGCATTACATCGTTTGCAAGTAATTGTTCATAATGATAATCAAGTTGCAAAGAACTGGGCATCTGTATTACAATTCAATTACGAAGGTCTGATGAAACAGTTTGGACATGATAAGTCAGATTATGTAATGTATGCTAAATATTATTAGGAGGATCTATGCCAGGCAAGAAAGGTTTGTACGCAAACATTAACGCACGCAAGAAAGCAGGTACTAGCCGCCCTAAATCTAAATCAACTATTTCAGATAAAGCCTACGCTAATATGAAAGCTGGCTTTAAGAAAAAGAGGAAATAATTATGGGTGGAATATTATCAAAACCAAAAATGCCAGCACCAGAACCAATCTCGCAAGATGTTTTGGATGAGCAACAAAGGCAAAAAGACGAATTAGCGGCAGAAAAAGCTCGTACTGAACAAGAACGTCTTGATGAAATGCAAGGATTGCAAAAACGTAAACGTGGACAGCGTTACGGTGGTAGACGTTCTTTACTTTCACCATTGCGAGAAGATGCTGAAACTGGTGTGAAGAAAACAACTTTAGGGTAGATTATGATAAGTTTTGGGCAAATGATGGGGATGAGAAAAAGAGATCCTTTTGAGCAATTTTTTAAATCAGTTCAAATGCCTGACGGTAGTACAACTTTTGAAAGAAGATTAGAAATAACACCAGGACAATCATTGCAACAAGCACAACAAGATTTAAAACCAGTCACTAAAGAAGCAGCTGATATTTTTAAAGAAAAAACAGGTAAGGCTTATACTGGCGCTGTGTTAAAAGAACCAGAACCAGAAAAAGAAACATTGGGTAAATCAGAATCAGCATTGTCTAGACGTGAACGATTACGTAGACGTAAAGATGCTTCATTCCAATTTGCAGCAATGCAAAAACAAGGCGGCAAAGCACAATCAGGAGTTTAATATGCCAAAAGTTACCAATCCAAAAACAGGAAAAACAAGACATTTTAAATACACAGCAAGCGGTGTTAAGATGGCTAAAGAGTATGCAAAAGCAAGCAATGGTAAATTTTCTATGGGATCACCAAAGGATGTTTACAGGAAAAAGAAAACATGAAACCAACCATAGGGCAGATTACCAAAAGATATAAATCAGCAAAAGCTAAAAAAGATACATGGGAATCAGTGTATGAGGACTGCTATCGTTTTGCTTTACCCAATCGTAATTTATACGAAGGTTATTATGAGGGCGGTGTTGTTGGTCAAAACAAAATGGCAGACGTATTTGACAGTACAGCGATTGACTCAACACAAAGATTTGCTAATAGAATACAATCAGGTTTATTTCCACCACAAACCAACTGGTGTCGACTAGAACCTGGCAACGATATACCTAATGAACAAAAAGTAGAAGTACAAAGAATCTTAGATATTTACAGCGATAAAATGTTTTCTGTGATTCGTAGTAGTAATTTTGATTTAGCGATGGGTGAGTTTTTATTAGACTTAGCGGTTGGTACTGGTGTTATGTTGGTACAACCTGGTGATGAATTACACCCAATTCGCTTTACATCAATACCAATGTATTTAGTTTGTTTTGAAGAAGGTGCGTATGGAAAGGTTGAAAATGTTTATCGAAACATAAAATGCAAAGCTGAACAAATACAGGTTATGTACCCAGATGCTAAACTAAATTCAACATTAAACGATATGGTGCGTGATAACCCTATTAAAGAAGTTGAGCTTTTAGAATCAACTATTAAAGATTTAGAAACTGGTGTGTATCATTATCAATTATGTTTTTCTAAAGAAAAATATGAATTATTACATCGTGAATTAAAATCATCGCCATGGGTTATATCAAGATATATGAAAGCAGCAGGTGAAGTACATGGTCGTGGACCATTAACCGTTGCTATACCTGATATAAAAACTTTAAATAAAGTAAAAGAATTGTTGCTTAAAAACGCATCACTGGGTATTGCAGGTGTGTATACCGCAGCAGACGATGGGGTGTTAAACCCTAATACTGTTACTTTAAAACCTGGCGCTATTATACCAGTAGCTAGAAATGGTGGACCACAGGGTGAATCATTAAAACCATTAGCTCGTAGTGGTGATCCACAGTTATCACAAATTGTGATTGACCAATTACAAATGTCAATTAAAAAAATATTGTTAGATGAATCAATACCAAGAGATGATATGTCAGCACGTAGTGCAACTGAAATACAACAACGTATACAAGAATTAGCGCAGAACTTAGGTAGTGCCTTTGGTCGATTGATATCAGAAACCATGAATCCAATCATTCGCAGAACATTAGCTATTATGGATGAGCAAGGAATGATCGAATTACCTTTAAAAGTAAATGGTTTAGAAATAAAAGTAAAACCAGTTAGCCCAATTGCTATGTCACAAAATCAAAATGATGTTAGTAATGTATTACAATTTCAACAAATAGTTGCTCAATTAGGACCAGAAGGTGCTACTGCAATTAAAGCAGGCGAAGTTGCTGATTATATTGCAGAAAAATTAGGCATACCAGCAGAATTAATAAATAATACAGAAGAACGAGCTGCATTAATACAAGAAGCAGCAATGATGGCGCAACAAGCTGCACAACAGCAAGCTATGGCTGAACAAGGAGAACAAGCACCACAAGAAGATCAACAAGAATTACCAATGGAGTAATTAAATGAGCTGGGATGAATTAACATTAACAGACGAACAAGAAATAGACAGCAAAGATTTTGTAGATCCACAGGAATTAAATAGACTTTATTTTAGAGTTTTTAATACTGAGGATGGACAAAAGGTGTTAAAACACCTAAGAGCCATTACAATTGAACAACCTAGTTTTATACCAGGGGAATCAGCATCATATGGTTATTGTCGCGAAGGGCAAAACTCAATTGTAAGGGAAATTGAAAAACGAGTGCAAAGAGCAAGAGGGTGAAATGGCAGAAAATCAACAAGCAGAATCATTATTAGATGATGGTCTAAACGAACTTAAAGAAGAACAAGCAGCAGAACAAGAAGCAAATCCAGAAGTAATTGAAGATGTGTTAGTTCCTGATGGAGCTGATCCAATTGAGCAAACTGTAGCCACTGAAGAAGAAGATGTCGAATATGAAAGACCTGAGTATTTTCCTGAGAAATTTTGGAATGAAGCAGATGGTCCAGACATTGAAGGGTTAGTTAACTCGTATCGTGAATTAGAAAAAAACTTTTCTCAAGGTAAACACAAAGCGCCAGAAGAAGGATATGATATATCTTTTGCAGAACAAAAAGGTATTTCACAAGACGATGCTTTATTGGGCAAGTTTCAAGGTTGGGCTAAAGAACATGGTGTATCACAAGCTGCTTTTGAATCTTTAGCTAAAGATTATATTGATACTGAAATGGCTAATTTAGAACAATATGATACAGACGTACGTGCAGAAAAAGCTAAATTAGGACCAGATGCAGACACAGTTATACGTTCTACAGTTGAATGGGTAGATAGCTTACACAAAAAAGGTATTTTAAACGAAACAGAGTTGGATTCATTAAAAATGTCAGCAGGAACAGCAGATGGTGTAAGAGCTTTGCAAAAACTTAGACGTTATTACGGTGAAGGTAATATACCTGTAGCACAACCAACTACTGAAGGCGTGCCGACATTAGAAGAACTTTATGAAATGGTAGGAACTCCAGAATATAAAAGTGATGTATCTTATCGAAACAAAGTTCAAAAATGGTTTAAACAAAGAGTACCAGACAACCCTAATGAAGATTATATAATTTAGTTGCAAAGTATTGTAATTACATTATAGAATACACAATAAGGATAACAGTACATCTGCCCTTGAATGTCAAATGACTCGTGGTAGGCGGTACCTACAAGTTTGAAGCCCAAAATGGACAACTTCTGGCGTAAAATTTAATTTAATTTTATGGAGTGATATTATGAGTACATCTATTAGTACAAGTTTCGTCACCATCTTTGATGCGGAAGTAAAGCAAGCCTATCAAAACGATAGAGCTTTAGCTGGTACAGTTCGTGAAAGAAGTGGCGTTCAAGGTAATACTTATAAGTTCAACAAGTTAGGATCAGGTGTGGCAAATTTACATATACCACAGTCTGATGTAACTCCAATGAACTTAACACACACACAAGCAACAGCTACAATGTCTGATTTCAATGCTGCTGAATATAGCGATATATTTACAAACGGCAAAGTATTATTTGACGAAAGAGCAGAGCTTGTAAAAGCGGTATCAATGGCTGTTGGTCGTAGAATGGACCAATTAGTAATTGATGCACTAGATGGAGCAGGTACATCTTTAACAGTTGCTAATTCTATTGGCGGTTCTAACACTAACTTAAATGTTGATAAAGTATTAGAAACTAAAAAGAAAATGGACCAACAAGGTGTTCCAGCCGAAGATCGTTTCTTCTTATGTCATGCTAATAACATGGCTGCGTTCTTAGACGATAGTGATGTAAAAACTATTGATGTCAACACAACTAAAGCATTAGCTCAAGGAACTGTTGATTCATTCTTAGGTTTTAAATTCATTATGGTTGGCGATAGAACAGAAGGCGGACTAGCTGTTGATGGTTCATCTGACCGTACATGTTTAGCTTGGCATAAAAATGCTTGTGGTCTTGCTATTAACATGGATAAGAAAACTGAAATTAACTATATTGCTGAGAAATCATCGTTCCTAGTGAACTCTATGTTCTCTGCTGGATCTGTTGGTATTGATACAGCTGGTATAGTTGAAGTCACTTGTCGTGAATAACAGGAGGATAATATGGCATATGCAAGAGCAGGATTTGGAGCATTAGCTGGACAGGGCAGAGCAGGTGATTTACCAGCTTTGTATGTCTATACAACAACTGATGCCCATACAGCAGTAGATGCTGCTGGTTACTTTAATGACTTATCAGACCAACTTTCAGTTGGTGACATGATAATTGTTCATGGAGCAACTGGTGGTACAAGAACAGTTACTATGCACGTTGTCGTATCTAACGCATCTGGTGTCGTAGACATTAGTGACGGTACAACAATCGGAGCAGTTTCTGATTCTGACTAAGTAATATAAAGTTGTCCTGCTTCGGCAGGGCATACTTTTTTAAGGAGATTATATGGCAGCAGGAGATAGCAAGTTAACAATATGCAACGATGCACTTTTAATGCTTGGTGCTTCTGAGATTTCTTCATTTACTGAAGGTACAGATTCAGCAAAAATCTGTGATCGTTTATATGATGACTTAAAAAAGTATATTTTATCAATTTATCCTTGGTCGTTTGCTAAGGTTAAAGTTCAATTAGCGCAAACAGTGGATACTCCAGTTACAGAATGGAAGTATGTGTATGCGTTACCAGCAGACATTATTGGCACACCAAAAGCAGTGTTTATAGCATCTGATGCTGGAACATCGCCACAAACTGAGTTTGAATTGTATTATGTGGATCAACCAAGATTATTGACTGACTATGAAACAGTTTATATAGATTATATAGCAGACATAAACGAATCAAGATTTCCAGAATATTTTATTTATATGTTACGTCATGCGCTAGCAGCCGACATAGCAGAGCCTTTAACAGACCAAATAACCAAAGCAGATTTTTTTAGATCGTTAGCATTTGGTACACCGTCTGAAAACGGTAGAGGTGGTTTATTTAGACAAGCCTGCCAGGCAGATGCACAAGGACAAAGAGCGCAAACATTAGGTAATAATAGCTTCGATTTAATTGAGGTAAGATAATGTCAAGAGTTATAGCGATTCAAAATAGTTTTACATCAGGTGAACTAGATCCTAAATTATTATCTCGTACTGATTTAAAAGCGTATGAAACTGGTCTTACAACAGCACTAAACGTAGTGGTATTACCACAAGGTGGTGTTAAACGTAGACCTGGACTTAAATTTATTACAGAATTAGGCGGTAGTCCTGAAAATGGTATACGCTTAGTTCCTTTTGAATTTAACACATCTGATGCTTATTTATTAGCATTTACCCATAACCGTATGGCAGTTATTAAAAATGGTGTATTACAAACTAACATTGCTGGCAGTGGCAATAATTATTTAACTACAACCATTACCTCAGCTATGCTAACCAAAATGTGTTGGACTCAAAGTGCAGACACAATAATTACGGTACAAGAAGATATGGCACCTAAAAAAATTACTCGTACATCTGATACTGCATGGACTATTGCAGATGTTACCTTTGATTTTAATCCACAATATGCACCCAGCTTTACCATTGTTGATACATCTAGCGCTGGCACTTTAACACCAAGTGCGGTGTCAGGTAACATTACATTAACAGCACAACACAGTATATTTAGTTCATCTCATGTAGGACAATACGTTAACGTCATTGGCGGTAATAGTTTTGGTCGAGCTAGAATTGTAGAATTTGATTCTGTAACTGTAGTCAAAGCACACGTTGAAATACCATTTTTCAATACGGATGCTATAGCTAATGCTAGCTGGGAACTAGAAACTGGTTATGTTGATACGTTTAGTGGTAGTAAAGGGTATCCTAGAAGCGCATGTTTTCATCAAGGCAGACTGTATTTTGGTGGCAGTAAGTCAAGACCATCAACTATTTTTGCATCTAGAATAAATGAGTTTTTTAATTTTAATCCAGGCGAAGGTAATGCTGATGATGCTTTTGTAGCAACTCTTGATACTAACCAATTAAATGCTATTGTAGATATTATATCAGCTAACTACTTACAAATATTTACGACTGGTGGTGAATTTTATGCACCACAAGAATTTAGTGATCCATTAACACCTACTAATTTTATTGCTAAATTACAATCCAGTCATGGCAGCAAAGAAAATGTACGAGTACAAAACGTTGCTGGTGGTACATTATACATTCAAAGACAAGGCAAAGCGTTAAATGAATTTTTATTTAGTTCAGGTGAAGATGCTTATACCTCAACACAAATTAGTTTGTTGTCTAGCCATTTATTAAACACACCAACTGATATGTCAATTCGTAAAGCAACATCAACTGACGAAGGAGATAGACTGGCTTTAGTTAATTCTGGAGATGGCAGTATGGCAGTTTATACATTGTTAAGAGATCAACAAATTGTAGCTGCTAGTAAATTTACTACTGATGGTACTTTTTTAAATATAGCAACTGTCGTGTCTGACCAATATGCAACTGTGCTTAGAAAAAAACCAGCACAAGCAACCTGTACGATTGTCGTATCAGATTATGCCAACATAGCAGCAGGATCAACAGTAGTAGTTACTAAACAGGATGGTACTACATTTACTGCAACAGCAATTACTTCTGGTTCTGCTGGTGCAGGACAATTTTTAGTGCAAACTAACAACAATACTACTGCTGATAACTTAGCTGCATGTATTAATAATGATGCAGGGTTTGCTGCACCTAATCCAGGTGCTGCTACAATTACAGTTACTAGAGCAGATCGAGGAGCAGATAACACAACAGTAACTACCTCAGATGCAACTCGTTTAACCGTTACTCAATTTGTTAATGGAACAACAGATGAATATTATGTAGAATTATTTGACGAAAATGTCACCCTTGATTCAGCAGTAACTGGTGCTAACGCATCGTCTGCATCCGTTGCACATTTAGGACATTTTAGTTTAAAAATTATCGGTGATGGAGTTATGCAAGCTGATACTACAGCAGGTGCTAGTACGGTAACATTCCCTACAGCAACTACCAGTACATTTGAAGTAGGACTAGATTATACGGTAACCGTTAAAACATTACCGATTGAACCTAGTATACAAGGTTATGCTAGTTTAAAAGGATTTAAAAAACGTGTGTTAGAAGTTAATGCATTTTTAAATGAAACGCAAAATTTAACGATTAACAGCAATACCATACCTATTCGTACTTTAGGTACTGATAACTTAGATGTAGGCATACCAAGTTTTACTGGAACTAAAACATTACATGGTATACTTGGGTACAGTTTAACTGGACAAATAGAAATTGGACAATCCGCACCTCTCAAATTACACTTGTTAGGAATGGATTATAAAATAAGCACAGGAGCATAGTATGGCAGAAATTACAATAGCACAAGCATTAGCAGGTTCATCAATTTTACAAGGGTTTACTGCTATGCGTTCTAGTCAAGCACAAGCGGAACAGTATCGTGTGCAAGCGCAAGCTGCTAAAATTAAAAGTGATTTTGAAGCCAGACAAAATGACATTGCTAAGAAAAAAGAAGCCTTAGATATAGAAAAAAATCAAGTACAAATTTTAAAAGACACTAAACGTCAGATTGCTAATAACATAGCATTGGGTGCAGCCAGTGGATTTTTAAGAGATAATGTGTTGAACTCTCAAATATTAGAAGAAGGTATAGAAGAATATTTGACAGGTCAAGCCAATCTTAATTTATTAGAAAGTTCTTTTAGTATTATGGGTGAAATGATTGAACGTCAAGGTATAGATGAAGCTGCACAAGCACAAGCCGCTGCTGTTAATACAGAAAATTTAGGCTTAGTACAAGCAGGTGGTTACTTGGCACAAGGTTATTTAAATTACAGAAAATATGATACAGGCACTACAGAAACATAATGGCGAAACTAGAGAAACAATATAAAGGCACAAAAGGTAGTACAGTAAATCTACCAAACTTATCTGTGTCTACAGCAAGACCATTAGGTGCAGCAACTGCTTCACAAGTGTACGATGCCATGACTCAGAACATAAGTAAGATGCAAGTATTTTTAGAAGATCGAGCTAAATCAGCAGCAGTTGAAGCTGGCTTTCAGTATTCTTTATTAAACACGCCTACTGACGAAGAAATTAACAATATGATTCCGACAGCAGAGGATCCTGATAAAAAGGCAGTTTTACCTTTTAAATCAAATTCGATGAATGTTGCAGAGCAAACAGCGAGAGTATATATTGGCGAAGAAATACGTTTTAAAGCAGAACAAATAACCACAGAAAGATTACATAAATATTTTACGCAAGACGTTTTTAACAAAGGCGGTAGCGAAAGTGAAATGTCTTTAGATGAAATGCACACAGGCGCAAAAGAAATTATAGACAATAGTGCCAAAATGTTTTCAGGAAACAGAAATACTTACAATTCATTTGTTGATTCTATGAAAATATATGCAACAGCAAAAATGAAAGAAAATCTTGGTACAAGAAATGCTTTGTATAATGCAAGAAAAGAATCTGATTTAAATACATCATTAGCAACAATTAAAGAAGATCTTGATGCTATTTATAGTGTTGGTGGTTTTAAAGCTGTAAATCAAAAATATAAAAGTTTAGAAAAATGGTCTGAAAGTACAGCAGGCTCAAAAAGTGAAGCATTTTTGCAAAAAATAAAAAAAGAAAAAGATGTGGCTGTACAAAAATTATCATCAGATCAAATGAAAAAATATTTTGATGATGTTCCTGATTTAAATAATCCGAACTTACCTCTTATACAAAAATTAGTAAGTGATATTGGTGAATTTTATGAAGATGAACCAGAAAAAGGTTTAGCAGTCTTAACTAATAGTATAATTTCAGCAAGTGACGATGAAGCTGGAATGTTAAAATTAGATGTGTTGGAAAATACAATTTACAAAGGAAAAAAAGTTAGCGAGTATGAATACTGGGATGATTTTGAAAGAGAAGCAATTATCAGTATAAATAAAAATCAAGAAGAATTTTTAACAAATCGTGCAAAAAAAGATACAACTACTGTATCTTTTATTGAGCAAGACGTTTTAAAAAATTTAAAAAACAATCCAGAGTTACGAACTAGGTCTGGATTAAAAACATATTTTTTAAAATTTTTAAATGATAAAAATTTAACAATGGAACCAAATAAAATTGAAGTAGGTGTTGATTTAATTGAGAATAGCATTAGGAACAGTACACCTGATTTATCAATAGAATCTTTAAGCGATATAAAAAGAGGTTTAAGAAAAGAAAGCACACAAAATAAAAAAAATATAGCACAAACTGGTGAAAGTTTTTTAAATGAAAATTATTTAAGTGTAAAAGATAGAAAACAATTAACTGATTTTATTAATAACTACCAAAATGTAGACAACGATGAAGATTATAAAATATTTGGTAACATTACAAAAGCAAGAATAAATTTAAATCCATTGCAAATTGGTAATGAAGCACAACTTGCAAGAGTAGATGAAACTAAAGATTTTTATATTACACATGTATTAACAAAAAATTTAAAAGAAATTAAAAGCACAATGTCAAGAAACAATATAGATATTAAAGAAGATGAGTTTGCAAATCTTATTTCAACTAATGTAAATATTTTACTAAATGAAATTTTAGAAAACAGAAAAGAAACATTAGGTAATGATAATCTTATTTTAGAAGATATTACATATGAATCTTTGGATAACGACAGCAAAAGAAAAATAGCTGCTGCTATGACTTTTCATGGACAATTTTTATTTATTACAGGATTTAAAGATGATGATTTTTTTAAAATGTTTATGCAAGATGAAACTGTCCAACAGAGAAATGAAAGAATAGCTAAAGGGGTATCTTTTTTTGATATATTAAGTTCACAACATAATGAAATTTTTACAACAAAGCAAGAATTAAAAGAAGGTCAAACTATAACAGTTCCTACAGATACAGGTGGTACAGGCAAATGACAGATGTAACTAACAAAGGAAATAATAAATATTATATTGAAGGTTTTGGTGATTATCAAGCTAACAAAGAATTGACTGTGCCTGAAATACAATCTTTAGTTCAAAAATTTCACAACTCAAATTTAATTAATGAGCAATATGATAATGAGTTGACTACGCAAGATTTTTTACAAGATACAGGCTTACATGAATCTTTTAAAAGGCATTACAAGTTAACTAAATCAAAAGATTTTGAAGGTAGCAACGAAGAATTAGTTGATGAATACAAACAATACATGCGTGATTATAATTACAATTTAACGCAGCTTAGTTACTTAGCTGTAGCTACACAATATTATAATGAAAATGATAAACAAGCGTTAGCCCACATGTGGAACGCATGGGAAAAATACGAAAAAGATGATGGCATGGGTGGTTATGTTGATATTGGGCAAGCATTATTAAAAGATTTAGCAACTTATTTAAACGTAGCAAGTTTTGGTGCAGGTGTAGCAGCCAGTGTTGCTGCTCGTGTTACTGCAAAAACAGCAGTTAAAGAAAAAATTAAAGCCTATACTACATCAGGGTTAATTCAAGGAGCTGTTAATGGTGCTGCTTATGCAGGCATTGATGACGTGGCTAGACAAAATGTTGAAATGCAATTAGGAAATTTAAGCGAATTTGATTATAAAAGGTTTGGTATTACGCTAGGTGTTGGAGCTGGGTTAGGTACTGCTATTGGTGGATTGACTGGCGGTGCTGTTGGCATTCGCAATTCTTTAAATAAAAAAATTGTAAAAAAAGATGGCTCACAAAAAAAATTATCTCAACAAGAAATAGAAAAAACTGAAAAAGCATTGTCTGCTGGTTCTACTAAAAGGATGCAACAATTAGTAGAAGATCAATTACAAATTACTTTACGAAGAAAATCAGAAGGTTTGTCTGGCAAAGATTTAAAAAAAGCAAGACAAGATGCTCTTAATTCATTTAAAAATGATTTTAGTGAAGAATCAAAAAATATGCTTGGGGAAGATGGTATTATAGCTTTAGGTCTAAAACCGAAAGATTTATCAAAACATTTAGACGATGTTGATAATTATTTTAAATTATTAGATGTCGAAGATATTACTGATGTAGATAGCATTTTAAAAGCTTTTACAAAACAAAAAGGTTTAGCAGCAAAAGGAAAATACAGTAATGCTCACGATATATTTGTAAATACTTTATCAAAAAAAGCAGTTCGAGATGTTTACGAAGCTAAACTACGACCAAACAATAACACACCATTAAGAATATTAGAAGAAAGAGAAACTAAATTATTAAAGTTAGACAAAGAATTAGCTACTTCTTCAGGTAGAGCATTAAATTTAAGAAAACAAATGTATCAAGGTACATATGATGATGCGTTTGAAGATTTAAATGCTCAAGCTGCTGTATTAGACGTTTTAAATGATATTGATAATTTAGCACAAAAAAAACAATTTATTAAATCTACTGACACGTTAATGAAAAAAGTTGGTAAAACTGCTAAAATTACTGTAGACGGAGCTAAAGAATTATTTATACATAATATTTTAGGTGGAACATTAACTATATCAGCTAACGTCGTTGGATCATTAACCCATGTTATTGATCGTACAGCAATGCGCTATCTTGGTGGCGTTTTAGGTGGTAGTAAAATAGACCGCATGAAAGCAACTAATGAATTTACTGATTTGTTTCATAATTTAAAAGTAGCAACGCAAGAAGCAATGCGTGCTATAAATGATTCAAAAAATAGAATTGATAATCGTTGGATGAGAGATGATTATGCAGCAGATGAAGTAATTATTGGATCTAAAGAATCACCAATTTACCAAAAAGGCAAAACTCCATTTGCAAATTGGTATTTAGATGGCACTGAAAAATATGGTCCAGCAGGTGGATTAATGAATGTTATGGGAAATGGTATAAGATTTCTTGGGCGTAGAGGGATTATAGGTACTGATGAATTTGTAAAACAATTATCGTTTCGTAGCTATGCTCGTTCATTAGCAACTGACAAAGTTATCAAAGATAAAAAGATTGATGTTAGCAAATTAAACGGTAAAAAATTAAAAGAACTTAATATTGAAATAGAAAAAGAATTACAAGATGCGATTGATGCTCAATTATTTCAAGCATCAACTGGTATAGATAGTGGTAATAATATATCAAGAAAAGCTATTGAAGAAGCACGCAGAGGTGTTTTTCAAGATGATCCATACCAATATCAAGGTAAAGCTATTGTTGGATTAGATGCTGCTATGTGGAGTAGTCGTGGCTTGCAAGACTTAAAGCGTACTAAATATGAAAACAAAGCTGGAAACATTATACAAGGTTCTAACTTGCTTGATTTTATTGTTCCATTTGTAAGAACTCCTGCAAATCTAATTTCTTATGTGGTAGAAAGAACTCCAGGATTACAACTAGCTAGTGAAAAATTTGGAGCTAAGTTAGCTGCTGGTGGTGCAGATGCAAGACAAGCACATGCTGCTTTGAATACAGGTATTTTTATGTGGTCTACAGCAATGATGTGGGGTTTATCAAATTTAGTTGAAGGCAAAGGATCTCAAGATAGAGGTCTAGCTCAAGTAAGAGAAGAAACTATAGGTATACCAAGACACAGTATTTTAGTAGGCGATAAAAGAATTAATGTAAGAAGGCTTGATCCTTATGCAAGATACGTTGGTGTTGTAGGTAATATGATGGATGTCTATAAATATGGTAGCAAACAATCTACTACAGAAATGTTTGCAGCACTTGCTTTAGCAACAGCAGAATCTTTTTTAGATATGCCTTCACTTACAGGTTTGAAAAATCTTGGAGATTCTTTAGAAAGTGAAAATAAAATTGCTACTTATGCTGGCAGGCAATTTTCATCTCTTATTCCTTATTATCGTTTATATAACGAAATTTTAGGAGATGATAGAAAATATCAACAGATGAATGGATTTATGGATCACATAAAAAGAAATGCTTATGGTTTTTTTGAAGATAGCATTGATTTAAACAGAGATCCTATATTTGGTAAAGATAGAAATTATGCAGCTGATTTTCCATTACCAGCTTTTAATTATGTGGATGCAGAAGATCTTGATGATCCGTTGTTAGCAGAATTAAAAAGACTACAGTTTGGCATTGAATCACCAGGATTTATGGAAGGCTCTGTAAATTTAAAAGAATTTCGTGGTTCTGACTATGGCGGTACTAATAAAAGAAGTATGTATGATGAATACCAAGAATTAGTTGGAAAAATTAAAATTAACGGCAATACTTTAGAGCAACAACTTAGAAAAGATATTGATTCAAGATTTTACAAAAATATAGTAGATCCTAGACCTGGTGTTGATATGCAAGATAAAAACAAGTTTATTAGTGGTCGCATCAGCAAATATCGTCAAGCAGCTAAATTGGCTATATACAGGAAATATGAAGATTTTTATAAAAGCGAAATATTACCTAATAAAATTAAAAGTAAAATTTTATTTAGCGAGGATGAAAATATAAATACTAAAGATTATATTCAAAAAATTACAAAATAAGATATAATACGACAAACGAGGACAGATTATGGCAGATTATAGTATAGCAGCAGTAACTAGAAGGGCAGTCTACTCAGGTAGCGCTGGTACTGGACCATACGCATTTACCTTTGCTTGTCTTGCAACCTCTGATATTGCGGTATATAAGGACACAACCAAACTTACCGAAACATCTGACTACACAGTTACGTTATCTGCATCAACTGGTACAGGTAGTATTACCCTAGGTAGTGCTGCTAACTCAGACAATACCATTACCTTAGTAGGCGCTAGAGATTTAGCTAGAACCACAGACTTTGTGACTGCTGGATCATTAACCGCATCAGCGTTAAATACAGACTTTGATTCTCTTGTGATATTTGCACAACAGTTATCAGAAGAAAATAGTAGGAATTTAAAAGCACCTGTTACAGAAGGTATATCAGGAACGACTGATATGACCATACCTCCTAAGGCTACTAGAGCAAGCAAAATACTAGAGTTTGATTCTGATGGAAACCCAGCAGTATCATTAACAGCTACTGGTTTATCTACGCTAGCTGGTATCTCAGGCAACATAACTACGGTTGCAGGTATTGCTGCTAATGTAACAACGGTTGCAGGCATATCAGCAAATGTTACAACAGTCGCTGGTATAGCTAGTAATGTAACATCAGTAGCAGCTAAAGCTAGTTTAATTACGTCAGACTTTGTGGCTGACCTAAATACATTAGCAACAAGTGCTATCGTAACTGACTTAGATATATTGGCTAATGCTGATATAGTAGCAGACTTAGCTATCCTAGCTACCTCAGACGTGGTAGCAGACTTAAACACTTTAGCTACCAGTGATATCGTAACTGATATTAATGTACTAGCTACGTCAGATATCGTCAGTGATTTAAATACACTAGCAACTTCTGATATTGTAAGCGATTTAAATACATTAGCTACTTCAGCTATTGTTACTGATTTAAGTATACTAGCAACATCAGACATAGTGTCTGACATAAACGTGTTAGCTACATCAGATATTGTGAGTGATTTAAATACCTTAGCAACATCTGATTTTGTATCAGATTTAAATACATTGGCTAGTTCAACTGTAGTAGCTAATATAGCAACGGTTGCGACTAATGTAGCAGGAGTCAACAGCTTTGCTGCAAGATACCGAGTAGCAGGTAGTGATCCAGGCTCAGACAATGATGCTGGAGATTTGGTATTTAACACCAGCTCAAATATATTAAAGGTTTATAACGGTAGTTCATTTGATGATGTAACTGGCTCTACCCTTGCAGGACTAAGTGATACCAATATAACTTCACCTGCTGATGGTTCATTGTTGTTATATGACACAGGTACAAGCAAATACATAGACAATGTGATATCAGGTGATGCAACGCTTGCAGATACAGGTGTGCTTACCTTAGCAGCAAACTCAGTAGATTCCGATCAATATGTTGATGGTTCTATTGACACTATACATATTGCAGATGGACAAATTACTACAGCAAAAGTAGCTGATGATGCAATCACTTTGGCAAAAATTTCAGAAAATGTGGTTACAAAAGATTCAAACGGAATTATGGTAAATGCAACACAACCAGCGTTTAGTGTTGTACCTGCTTCCGACCAAGACAATACAACAGGTAATGGCACAGAAGTAACGGTTGCATTTGGTACAGAAGTTTTTGATAAAAATGCTGATTTTGCAAGTAATACTTTTACTGCACCTGTAACAGGCTCATATTTTTTAAGTGCTTCTGTAACTGTACATGACCATACAACAAGCAATACGACAGGGCGTATGTATATTTCAACTAGTAATCGTGCTTATATGTATGAGTTTGACCCAGCAGAAAATATATCAGGTGCAGGTGTAGGTTCATTTTCTGTAACAGTTCTTGCAGATATGGATGCTGGAGATGTCGCAGTTGTTCGTTTTGTTATGTTTGACAGTTCTTTAACTGTAGATATACAAACAAGTGGTACATTTTTTCAAGGACATTTAGTAGGATAAAATTATGGCAATATCATTATCAAGTAGACAACAATTAGTATTAAGGCATGTAGTTATAGATGCAGAAGGCTGGGTGCAACACGCTGAAGCTAAGTTTGGAACAGAGATTGCAACCACTATGTTACAGCAAAAAGTAGCAAGACATGAAGCTGACTATGATGCTAAAGTTGCAGCAGGTAGCTATAAAGATAGATTAGATAGAGAGATAGACGCAGAAAATATGGATAGCGAGAGAACTAAACTACAAGCAATTAAGGATGCGAGGTAATTAATGTATGCGAAGCCTAGCCTTTATAGTAATCCTTGCTATCACATTAGCACACACAGCTACCATACACGCAGCTCAAACCACCATCAAATATGAGGACCAACCACCACCATCAGCAATAAGCCCTAGCTTATCTATTGGCAGCGCTAGTGATGTGTGTGTGGTTGTAAGAAGTGGTGCGATTGGTACTGGTCTATTTAGCGCAAGCACTGGTATACATGTGGTAGATTCAAATTGTGTTATGCTTAAAAATGCACGTATGCTTGCATCTCTTGGTCTTAAAGTAAGTGCCACTAGTTTAATGTGCCAGGATCGTAAAATTTTTATAGCTATGAAAAATGCAGGCTCGCCCTGCCCTGTAGATGGTTTGATTGGTGATAAAGCATTAGAACGCTGGAAAGAACTTGGAGTTATAGATGAAAACAATAATGTTGTGGGCAGTCTTGATGTCGTTTATGGTGGTGTTAACAAGCCACGCAGACCAAACGACTACGGACAACCTTCTCAATAACAACAGCTTTACTACTGATACTTCTGGTTGGGAGTTGTCTGATAATAATCAAGACAAAGTTAAACGTGATCCAAACACTTATTCTAATTCTGCATCTAAAAGCGTAAGGTTTAGATACCAAGGTGGTAGTATCAGTCAAGACGTAGACATATCAAATGTTCCAGAGAATTATATTATTAAAGAAATACAGATGGGTTATCAAAGTATTGGTTGCGGTAACACAGGCAGTCAATGGTGTACAGCTGGAGCAGACGATACT